TGTCATCGATCATATTTCTACCTTTCATAGTAGTTGTTGATGCTATAGCTACACATGGGAGCATACCACGCGAAGCTCCGGTGAATCCATACACAGAATTCATAGAAATCTTGTAAGCGAGCTGTTTACCATTGTACATCTGTTTTAACGTTCCGGTAGAGTTTGCCATATCTTTTTTGGCTTGCTTTCTATACTGTTTGAGCTCTAAAAGGATACTCGGTAGAAGCGACGATACGTCTTGCGCGAAGATATGATTTCCAAACTGTTCATATGTGATACCGGGTATGTTCTTATAGTTATCATCCATGACCAGTGACGAGTAACATAAATTATGTGCTACCATGATTGATGGATATAGACCCTCAAAATCAAGGGCTGTGATAGGTGTATAATACGCACCGGACTGTGCTTCCAGTACAGTGGCACCTTCATAACCGGTGGTATCCGTATGTCCGTAGCTAAACGTAGGAACCTTAAATTCCAATTCACGCGCCTTTTTTGTGAGTTGGCTAAAGACCTTAATCTGTTGCCCACGTTCCACGAGATAACTGATGGGAACCCATGTAGCTTTAGCCATCTCTAGAAGATTGATGAGTGTCGAAAGACGGTCCAATAGACGGTGGGGAAGAATCGTATCCTTAATACAATACTCAGCGACTTCCTGCAACTTATGAGGGTCTCCTTCGCGAAACCGCGCAAACATTTCCTTCGGGGGCATGTCTATTTTGTTATCTCCCAAATACAACTTCGATACGTTATCGAGTTTATACGAATCTAGCTTATACTCACGTTTGACTTCATGAAAAAGATCAAAAATAAATCTTCCGGGCATGGGCAAGAGTTGAAGCTCGTTATCACCTAGCGCACTCGAAGAGAGTTTTTTATTCTTAATATTACACTTGTATCCATTGAGTTTACTCATTTGAAAAAAGGATGGAGGACAGTTGTTTAACAGGGCACGTTGAATGATATAGTTTAAATCAAAACCAAAGATGTTCCAACCTGTGATAATGTCGATATCCTTTTCCACGAGATACTTACTGAAAGCCATGAGCATATCATTCTCAGTGTCGTAACTTTTGATGGTACAACCCTCTAGATTATCACCAGTTTGTTTAAAGCATAAACACGTTTTGTCGTATACTTCGGTGGACCCAAACTTAACCAATGATATGGCAATCTGAAAACATGCATCATCTTTGATAAGAGGGTTTGGAAACTTACCCGTGGAACTATGACACTCAATATCGAGTGACGCTACGACAAAGGGTGCGGCGTCAGTAACATCCAACGGTTTCAATTTTTTCCAATCTCTACAGAACAAGTCAATGTCGACTGTAGCGTGATACCCGGGTGTACACGAGTTCTCTGTATCCACCCAACCGGTTGATTGAATACCCGTTCGATGCATGAGTCGTAAAACTGGGTCTACATTTGATTCGTATACGTAGGTTATAGATTTTTCTTTATAATTTTGGTTATTCATCATCTTGTTTATGTAGTTACTCACTCTCCTTCGTTGTGCACAGTCATTACAGAAGACCTGTAAAAAGCGACGTTTTTCGTTGTTTTGAAAACCCCATACATCTTTAGCTTCAACTTCTTCGATGTCGTATACTTCTTCATGAAACTTTCTCTCGATGACACCCTTCAGAGCCTCTTGGCTAGAACCCACAGGAATTTTAATAAAAAAATACGGTTTGAATGTAGTCGTCACGCATACAGATTTTCCTTCAAGCGTTTTCCCGAACAACCTAATGTAATGATCGTTATTTTCATCTCGAGAATCCCAGGTCAACACCTGAAATTTCACCATCTACTTCGTAATCGCCCCAAATTTTTAATATCATATATTAGTAAAATGTCAGCTGCGTTGATTGATCTTGTATCCACTGGTGCTCAGGATGTTTACATCACTGGCGACCCTCAAGTTTCATTTTTTCGTCAAAATTATAAACGTCATACAAACTTTTCGATCAAACCCGAGCGTATGGATTTTGTTGGCACCTTCAGTGGTGGTAATGAAGTCGTGATCCCCGTCCAGTCCAAGGGTGATCTTTTAAGCTACGTGTGGATTGAGTCCCCAAACATTTCTAACGTTGGCGTCAACACTAACGCCTTTTTCGCCAACAACGATACTAGCACCACAGAGTTTTCGTTACACATTGGTGGACAGGAGGTGTGTAAGTTAGATTCTCTTTTCATTCAGGGTGTACACAACATCCTCTACAAAGACACCTCTTCCAAAGTTTCATGTGCCGTCACGACTGATACAGTCGCGGGTAACGCTAAGGCTGCGGTCGCTACTGAGCGTGGTTCCGATTATTTCGTAATTCCTTTCTTCTTTAGTGAAGATTGGACTAAATCCCTACCACTCACCGCATTACAGTATCATCAGGTGGAAATACGCATTAGATGTAGGAATGGTTTAGGTTCTATTTCACCTAAGATATACGGTACGTACGTGTACCTCGATTCCGATGAGCGTGATTTCCTCGTCAATACCGACCACGAGCTTCTCATAACACAGACCCAATATCAACCAACATCCCCCACTACAACCGATCTTGATCTTACCTATTTCAACCATCCTACAAAGGCTTTACATTTAGTGAGCTCTAACGCTGATGGTACACAATGGAGTGGTATACAAAATTTCAGTTCTGCTACACTCTACATCAACGGTACACCCTTATTCGAGAACACGACCAGCACTTTCCACCACAACGTTGTGCCAGAAATGCATACTACATCTTTACCATCGGGTGTACTTGACACGGCGCCCCTGTTTACGTGGCCGTTTTGTTTAAAAATGAATGCCTCGCAGCCTAGTGGAAGCCTTAACTTTAGCCGTATAGATAACGCTAAATTAGCTCTCGAGGGACCCACGGGTACATCTGGTGGTATAAATAGGGTTTATGCAGTGAACTATAACATCCTCAGGGTAAAAGATGGTATGGCAGGTATAGCATTTGGTAATTAATTTATTTATTTTTTTAAGGAGTTAAGTATTTCATTAGTCTTGTTATACATGTTTTCGTGATAACGTTTTGTAAATCCTTTCGTAAGACGTCCATTTTCGATGGTATCGGTCTTTATGTCTTCCCACAAAGACAAACGCGTTTCCAAAAATTCGATGAAATCGTTTGAGTTTGCATTAGACTTATACCTAACACGTTCGGTATTCATAGCTTTTTCAATAGCTTTAGCCTTGTTATCAGAAAATAACTTCTCCCGCTCTTCGTACGAACGACGTGTAGTTGTTACCTCTTTAGATTTTTTGGTACTCATATATTGAGTAACTACTATATTCTTTATACACAATTATGGAAAAGATGTGGCGAATTTTCTCGCTTCTTTATCAACGTATTCGTTATTAACATCTCCGTTATGAGCTTTTACCCATATCCATTGAACTTTGTCAAATTGTCGCTCTAAATCACATAACTGTATCCACAAGTCCTTATTTTTGACAGGAGTACCCGACGCGGTTTTCCAACCGTTCGTTTTCCAATTTTTTACCCAATGTTTCATACCATTTTTAACATAATTACTATCAGTATGTACGGATACTTCTTTTATTAGATGTTTTAAAGACTCACGTAAACCTTCTATGACAGCTTTCATTTCCATTATATTATTCGTAGTGAACGGATCTCCACCACTTATATCGAATAAATGTAAACATCTCGCAGCCCATCCACCTTTACCGGGGTTTCCCAAACAACTACCATCTGTGTAGAGTAGATGCATGTTATATATAAAAATTATATTTTTATATATAATTATAGGACAGTCGCGATCATGAATACAGTCCGCCCGCAGATGTTCCAAAAGAAATGTACAAAAATACCCAGACCAATAATTCGTGATTTAAAAAAGATACATGAATTGTCGTCTAAAAAGTCTTGGGAATATGCGGGCGCTGTAAAATGTAAAATAGGACCAACATCTGTAAAATTTGAAAAACCTTCCTTTGTTACCTCCAGAGACAGGAGACGAGTAAATTTAGAAGAAATAAACACTGTATGGCCTTCACTCGTAACGTATCACACACACCCACATATACTCGCAGTGCCATTAAAAAATAGTGTTAACAAAGACATATTCGCAACACTCCCGAGTAACGCAGATTTTGAAGTTTGTATTTTAGGATTTCCACAAATACAAACTAATATAATTTGTGATAGTCATGGATATTACATAATAGATATGATAGATGCCGCGGAAAGGAATAAATCACCGTTACCAGCTGGTGCGAAAAGAACCATGATCGATTTTAGACAGAGACCCGAAATACAAAATTGTGTTTTCAGTGAAAGTGGATTAGAGTATTATAAGACAACCTTAAAAGAATGGAAACGATTTATAAATAAAGAACTTAACGCTTATTTTAGAAAGGTGATGGGAATAACAATTCGATACTACAGTTACGATGATGAACCACCTTACATATGTTTCGATATAGATCAAATTATAAATACGAAATAAAGTGTCCGACCGGATTTCATTTTTAAAAATTGTGTGATTTCAATTTTTAAAAATGAAGAATTAATTAATTTTTAATAGCAAATACAAATTTGATTTGTATGCTTAGTTAGAGAAGGCAAGACCACCCATACCGGACTGGATGCGGAGAACGTTGTAGTTAACCGCGAACATGTTGAGGTTGGTAGCGGTATCGTTAGTGCCGGTGGTAACAATAGAAACCTGGGCGTTGTCTATACGAGAAAAATTGCACGTCCCGGTCGGTTGATGCTCCTCGGGCTTAAGGGCAAACGAGTAAGAGTAAATACCGGGCATAGGGGAGCCAGTGTGGTGCTGGTAGGGCTGGACCTGGTTGAAATACTTGCCGGACTGCTCCTTGAACCTGTCCTGACCGTTGAGAACAAGCTTCATGGTAGCGACAGTGCCGACGGTCTCCTCAGATAACTTCTCGGTGGAAAGACCGGGAGAGTAGAGAGGGGTACCGACCTGGGAAATGGGTACGTAGCAGTTAGACTCGGCAGCGGCAGCGGCAGGGTCGGACTCGAGAACGATCTCGGTGTCGGCAGCCTTATGCGTGAAGTTCCAAAGACCCTGCTGGTCGTCGTTCTCACTGAGAGCCCATACAAGCTCCTTGACGGGGTGATTGTAAGAAAGGCGGACCTGCTTGGAGCCACCAGCGGCGGTGACGGAATCAACACCGGTGTGCTGAACCTGCTCAATGAGGTACTCGTGACCCTTCTGGGCAAAACGCCTACGCTCCTCAGTGTCGAGGTAGATGTAATTGGCGTATACCTTGAAAGTAGAGTTATCAAGGTGAGTAGAGAACTGGTCAGTTAAATCGAAATCCAGCCTGACTTCATGATACTGCAGAGCAATTAGTGGGAGGGCAAGTCCAGGATTGCGGTTAAAGAAGAAAATAAGAGGAAGGAAAACCTGCTTATCGGCACCCGCGGTAGTCATCTTACCCCACGCAGCCTTCTTACCCTCATCGAGGTAAAGCTCGGAGTAAAGACGCCACCACTTCTGGTAGCATTTATCAATGCGCTGTCCACCCACGGATAATTCTACGTCCTTGATCGCGCGCTCAGCGATCCAGCAAGCATCGGCACCCGATCCACCGGTAGAGGTAGCGACGGTAGACGCGTGAGTCTTGAGTTCGACATACATGTCGCCTACAAGGTCACCGTTACGCGCGATGGTAACAGATACGCGACCGGAGTTGGCGGGCGTACCGTTAACGGTCTGCTCGATGTTCTCCATAGCGAAGTTAGTGTGACGGCGGTAAACCGCCTGGAAGAAAGTAACCTTAGGGTTACCAGTCAGATAAACGTCCTGTGCGCCGTAGGCGACTAATTGCATTAAACCGCCCGCCATTTTTGTGTGTGTTGTACTATACACCAAGAAAATAATTTCGGGTAAAGTGCGAAAAAATCGTACTGATTTTTCCTGAGCATAAATAAATGTCCGATACAGAATCCGAAACGCAATCTGAGGAGGTCCGCGAAGAAGAGCCTCTCATGTCTATTGATGATGAAAGTTCCGTCGAGGATCCCGAGGAAATTGAACTCGACGAATTCGACCAAGATGATTTTATCTCTACCGAATCACTCTTGGCATCGACCCTCATGACGGATGACGGTGATACCGTATGCACGGCCCTGGTAAGTATAGCAAAACAACTTGAGATTCAAAATAAAATTTTGGTAAAACTTTTAACAAATCTCCAAAAATAATCGGGCTTAGAAAAATGAAACCCTATAATATAAAATGTCAGAGGCCACTCATTTCTTGAGTGAGTCGGCTGACAGAGATGGGGCAAACGACGCCATGTGGACGAATCAGATACAAACATATGAACGTGAAGAAGTGACTAACTTCTTGAAGCAATTAGAAAGCATGTGGAAAATAAATGAGCGCGACAATGAATACTTATCCTTCAGGCTGGGATATGACAACTTCTTCAATCTCGACGAATTAAACGAAGACGGTATACCTAAATCTACTGACATAGAACGTATATCGGCAAAATACATGCGAATGAGAGATCGTTTATGCGAACTCTATCATCGTGCTGACAGTTTAAATATGTTATCCGAGGAAAATGAAGAAGATTTACAATTATCCGTACGCATCAATCGTCTGATAGATCAGGTCGATGATTCCTGGCAAATTGTATTCAGGGGGGCTCGCATTTACGACAGAGTAAATAATCCTACATACGTTCCTATTAATCCCGAATCTGATCCGTCTATATACAGAGTTTCAACTATCCAAAAGGTGGAGGAGCTTTCACAGTATCAACAGGCTATATTACAGTGTCTGAAACACTTATATGAACATAATATTAAGAGATATAAGGGTAACTGCTGTGAAGAGATCAAAACTTCCACTGGATGTTCTACACGTGCGTGGAAAACAACGAAAAGCGTCGCTGACTTCGTATATAGCGTGGGCAGGAAAGAGACGTGGTTTGAATTATGGAAGAATCTTACCTCGGGTGGCATTACACAGCGCCATGTCATTAATCACCTGACTAATGTTTTCGATATGCAATTCGAAGATGTGAATAAGGATCGACACGTGTGGTCGTTTAATAACGGTATTTTCATAGGATGTATCGATTTGGAACGAGATAAGTCTAAGCCACAGACTAAACCGGTTAAGTGTGCGTTCTATGACTATGAATCGCCTGAGTTTAAGAGTTTAGATCAGACTATCGTGAGTTGTAAGTATTTCGACCAGGAGTTCGTGAACTATGATCATATCGATAACTGGTACGATGTGCCCACACCACACTTTCAATCCATCCTGGACTATCAGAAGTTTGACGATGAAGTGTGTAAGTGGATATACGTTATGGGAGGAAGGTTGTGCTACGATGTAAATGAAATAGATCGCTGGCAAATTATCCCTTTCCTAAAAGGTGTGGCGCGTTCCGGTAAATCTACACTCATTACCAAAGTATTTCGTAAATTCTATTGTTCTGATGATGTGAGTACACTTTCAAACAACGTTGAAAGGAAGTTCGGTTTATCGGCAATCTGCAACGCGTTCATGTTTATAGCACCTGAGGTTAAGAATGACTTGGCACTCGAACAGGCTGAATTTCAATCTATTGTGAGTGGTGAAGATGTATCTATAGCCGTCAAACATGAAAAGGCGAAGTCTATGGTGTGGACCACACCTGGTATTCTCGGTGGAAACGAAGTTCCACAGTGGAAGGATAATTCAGGAAGTATTTTGCGTCGTATTCTCACAGTCAACTTTGGTAAACAGGTGAAGAATGCCGATACAAGACTCGATGATAAACTCGAACAAGAGCTTCCGGTCATCCTACAGAAGTGTGTTAGAGCCTATCTTGATTACAGTCAAAAGCATAAGGCTGTGGATATATGGAACGTCGTGCCCGAGTACTTCAAGAACGTACAAAAGCAAGTTGCCATTGTTGCGAGTACTCTCGAGAACTTCCTACAGTCGCCAAAGGTCTTCTTCGACGAAAAGGCGTATTGTCCCAAGTCTGTATTCGTTTCGAAGTTCAACGAGTACTGTAATCTTAATAACCTTGGTAAGCCGCGATTTACGTATGACTTCTACGCGGGTCCTTTCGGGCAGCGTGAAATTTCGGTCAAGCGAGATGAACTCAAGTATGATGACGGTGATGGTATGAAACATCTCGACGCACAAGAGTTTATCTTTGGTATCGATATCACGAAGGAAAAAACTGGTATACACTTGGGCAATGATCATTAAAAATATTTACATACATCAGAACAAACCATGGGCCTTTTCAATGAGTTTGAAAATACTAACAATAACAATAACAATAATAGATCAATTGAAAATAGAATAAATCAAAAGGAATATCTCAATAACAACGAAAAAAATTTATTAAAGACCAATCATAAACTGGGTAGAAACGCGTTAAAACGCGCTAACCTCATGGTCGAAGAAAAATTGAGAACTAAAAATTTATCAAAATTAGACGTCACACCTTTACAGTTGGGATTTTTTAACTCTTTAATTAACGGTGATTTCAACTCTCGCACGAAACGTATAGATTTGGTGCATATTTTTAACAAATCTCCACATGCACGAAGGCGTGTATTGGACGCAAATTTTGATATCGAGATTTCGAGTATAAAGTTGTATTACGGCCGCATGAAGGTGGGTGCTGAACACGCTTTAACTGGAAAGTTTGGAAATCTTAAAAACAATGTAAACTACACGTATGCTCAGATATCCGGTCGCATATTTTCAAACGGCACCGAACCACGTGGAATCACATTTAAGATTTACAATACCGGTAAAATACATTTTTCAGGTGGTATTCTCAATAACGACATTTCTCAACCGGCCAAAATACGTAAATACATAGTTGATAACTACACAAAAAAGGAACAATTTTTATATAATCCTATTAAGTACAACAACACGGTAGGAACCTTTAAGATAAATGGATCTATAAATTTATCCAAAGTTTCGTATGCATTAAGAAAATCTGGAAAAACAGAGTACGAACCAGAACTTCGTGCCGCGCTAAAGATGAAATATCTAGGATACTCTTTCCAACTGTTTACGTCGGGTAATATTCAGATACTAGGAATAAACTCTCTCAGTGACATGAACCTGGCTTATAATGCGGGAGTCGCTTTATCTCAAGAATTATACATCATGGGTTTTGTGTCTCCTAAAACAACAGCTCTTAAGCTACCCGCGGTTAAGAAGCGAAGTAAGGAAGCGGTCACTACGGACAAATCTCTATCTAATATAGGATATAACATACGCAATACCGTAAAAGAACCGAAAAAGACCTCCAAAAAATTCTCCAACGATCACAGAATCAAGGTGGGTAAGAAGGTGTGTAGTAGTTATCCAAAGCAGGAGTTGGTTGCGGTAGCTAAAAAGATTGGGGTGGTAGATATTAAATCTACTACGACGAGGGAGCAAATATGTCAAAAAATACGAGATCGCGTGTTTGGTAACTTTAAAGTAAAAAACAAACCGTGCCTCGCATACACGAAGGCGCAACTTGTCCCTATAGCTGTAGCGAAGGGTATTTCTGTATCCGACAATGACACCGTTGACGTTATTTGTAGAAAGTTAAACATCACTCCACCCAAGGCTCCGACAAAGAAAAATATTAAACAGAAAAAGAAGCAAAATAACAAGATTGTCAAAAATAAACAAACCCTAGAAAAGCGACGATTAACGAATAAAGCTATCAAAGAAGACCTCATTAAATTGTACGGTAAAAGATGGATGACAAAGTATAAAAACGTGATGCCATCTATCAACAATGATGTTGGTGAAATCAAAAAACTTATAAATTCGTTAAGTCTAAAGAAGAATAAATCCGGTATCCCATTAAAGATGCAAGTTAACGAATTAAAGAAAAATACTGTACAAACGTGGAAAATGAACCGAATGAGGAAATTGGATAATAAACTTAACGCGTTGAACAACAATTTCGCTAAGAATTTAGAAAAGGGTATGAATGTCGCTTCGCCCAAAAATAAGAACAATAACAAAAACAAGAAGACACGATTCCCCAAGGGTACGGTAGTTGAACAGCTTTAAAAGATAGAGCTTAGTATATATAAATGGATGATCCAAGAGAACTACTCTTAGATCATACCAAAACACACCGAAAAGGATTCCATGTGGACGAAGGTCCGTCTACATGGATACCAAATATAAAAGAAAATATATGCGAACTTATGATTAACGTTATTTGTGACTATATACGCGAAGAAAGAGATGAACGATCTTTGGGTATGGGACGTTTAGAAATGAAGTATATATGTACCGAAGATTTTGTTGAATCTGAAGATGCAGAAAAATGGATTAAAATGAATCCACAAACAGATGACACGGGGCTAATAATGTATATCTACGATAACGTTAGATATATGACGATGGGTATTCATAGACGTTCATTACTTTACTTAATTAACATGTTATACTTCTATTTATGAGTTTGTTGGGCTCCGCAACCTGTTTGAGATGTATGGTATGGTACGAAAAATCGTACGCTAAAAACATATCCTTTATCGTATCAGATAAAGTGAACGCCTCGTGTTCGTGGGATACACCCGTACACACGGATGTTTTTTCCAGTTTAAGCAAACGATCTTCTAACATTACGAAGTTTTTGATACTGTCGAGTGTTATCTTCGGATCTTTACTCATTATGTCAAACATACGCTTAGACTGCCCCCCAGACACATGAAAATACTGTGATTTATATCGCAACACACTCACCTCTTGGCTGTATGTGTTCCACGTAGTAAATGACAGAAATATTAATATTGCCAATATAACGATTAACATCTATTACTAGTCAACAAATTAAATACATCCCTGATCTTATACAGAATCTTAAACAAGTCGTCCTTAGTTTGTACCTGTTTTGAGTCTACAATTTCAAATTCCACCTGATACGTACATATATCCTCGGCGTCCATGTCGGTGATGTCGCCGGTACATGTGGTTATATCGATGGATAGATTTTTACGAACGTACGACAGTCTCGCTTTATTTCTTTTCTTGTCCATTTCACGTTCGATTTCTTCGGTAACCGGGACCTCCTTTGCCACACTTACACGCAGATCATACGGAGCTGAATCAATAGCCTTAAAATCCTTCTTAAACACGCGCTCCTTTCGGATGATAGTTTCATCTCCGGTATTCTCGTCTACTGTAATTCGCATATTATCACGTTCCCTGTAAAAGACTTCTTCGTGGGTTTGAATAACCTGTTCCCATCCGTCATATTTTTGAAATCCTTTTAGTAGTTTAACGTGAGTATCTCTACCCAAGTTAGTGTCAAAAAAGGTTCCATTGAACTTTCCTAATCGTATCTCGACTTCAATGTGATCGTCGTCACGGATCTTTTCAAACTCGGGATAAATATCGTCACAAAGTTTATGAACGTTCATAGTATCAATATTAAAATGTTCTAAATCTCTAAGCTACTTAGGTTCATTAATCAACTTCTTCTATATTGGGACCCACCGGTTGCTCCTCCTTTTCAGATCCTCCCGCAGCTAAAATGGGATCAACCGCCTCCCTGAATTCCTTTTGTTGATGCGCAATCTCGTCAAGTTCCGCGGAACGATTATTATCTATCCAAGCTATAGCTTCGTTTACCTTTTCTTCTACGAGCGCTTTATTATCATCACTGAGTTTATCAGTCATACTCTTAACACCGAAGACACTGGCTTCAAAATTATTAATAGCTTCAACCTTTTGTCTATACTTCTCATCTTCATCCTTATACTTTTCAGCATCATTTACCATACGTTCAATATCATCCTTTGAAAGGCGACCTTTATCATTGGTGATGACGATTTTCTCAGTCTTACCAGACGCTTTATCCTCTGCGGTAACGTTTAGAATTCCATTCGCGTCGATGTCAAACGCTACGTTAATCTGGGGAACTCCACGAGGTGCCGAGGGGATACCACCCAAGTCAAACTTACCGAGTAAATGATTATCCTGGGCGCGAGCCCGTTCACCTTCATACACCTGAATGCTGACAGATGGTTGGTTATCCGAATAAGTAGAAAATATCTGCTCCTTTTTGGTAGGGATAGTAGTGTTTCTATCGACAATTTTAGTCATGACACCGCCCGCAGTTTCTAGACCAAGTGAAACGGGTGTAACGTCCAAGAGCAAAAGATCCTGAACATTACTATTATCGACACCTGACAGGATAGCCGCTTGTACAGCCGCACCGTACGCTACAGCCTCATCCGGATTGATAGATTTATTCAACTCTCGACCGTTAAAAAAGTCAGAAAGCATCTGTTGAATTTTGGGGATACGTGTGGACCCACCCACGAGTACTATCTCGTCAATCTTTGATTTATCTATTTTCGAATCCCGAAGAACCTGCTCCACGGGTTGCATACACTTTCGGAAAAGATCCGAGTTTAGTTCTTCAAAGCGAGCTCGCGTGATTGTAGTGTAAAAATCAATACCTTCAAATAGAGAATCTATTTCAATCGCTGTCTGTGCCGTAGAAGAAAGAGTACGTTTCGCACGCTCACATGCAGTACGGAGACGTCGAAGGGCTTTTGGGCTAGTAGATACGTCCTTCTTATGCTTTCGCTTAAACTCTTCCAAAAAGTGACGAAGAAGTCTCGCATCAAAATCCTCTCCACCTAGATGTGTATCTCCGGCCGTAGCCTTGACCTCGAAAATACCATCTTCTATATTAAGGACAGAAACGTCGAACGTGCCACCTCCAAGGTCAAAAATGAGAACATTTGTATCATCTGTCTTATTCTTATCAAGACCGTAAGCAATAGCAGCTGCGGTAGGTTCATTAATAATACGGAGACAGTTTAGACCAGCGATCGTCATAGCATCTTTGGTAGCTTGACGCTGGGAATCATTAAAATACGCAGGAACGGTTACGACTGCATCCTTAACAGTAGTTCCCATATACATCTCGGCAACCTCTTTCATTTTGAGTAAAACCATAGAAGAGATTTCTTCGGGTTCGAAACGCTTTTTTTCACCCTTAAAATCAACCTCGATCGTAGGTTTATCAGCTTCACCCGATACAACTTTAAACGACCAATCCTTAATATCTTGCTGAACCTTAGAATCAGAAAACTTACGACCTATGAGACGCTTCGCGTCAAACACCGTGTTAACGGGATTCATCGCGGTTTGATTTTTTGCAGCGTCACCTATCAGACGTTCTCCGTCGGTAAACGCTACATAAGAAGGGGTCGTTCTATTACCCTGATCGTTCGCTATAATTTCCACGCGGTCACTTTGCCATACACCTACACACGAGTACGTTGTTCCTAAATCGATACCAATTGCTTGAGACATTTATACATTGTATGCTACTCAAATCTCTAATTAAAGTTATATAATCATATAACATAAATGCATGGCTTCTACAATAACGGAAACACATGTTACTTTAACAGTGCTATACAGTTACTGTTACGTATTCATGAACTATCTTCCCATATTCTAAAAACGGATTACACGGGTGATTGTGAGTTTACGATTAAATATAAAGAACTCATAAAAATTTATTTTCAAAATGAAAATTTTTTAAAAATAAATATAGAACCTTTACTTGAATCTTTTCAAAAAGTATTTCCGAGATTTAAATCCCTATACCCACACGACGCACAAGATGCTTTATTCTGTGTAATAGATATATTAGAGAAATCATATCCACGATTGAAATCTTTGGTATATGGAAAACGAACACAGTTAACCATATGTCCATCAAGTACAAAAACTATGGTAGAACCGTTTAGTTTTTTGATTTTGAATGGGGATAAACCTACTGTAGGAGAAATGGTAACATCTTCGGAAAAATGGCATACGCTCGATGACTACGAAGATGACGATGGAATAAAACATAATGTTGCAACTACGAAAACGTATATATCAGAATATCCGAAGGTATTGTTCGTGTCGTTCGATAAAAAAGTAAATGTAAACGTAAACGATTTTGATAACTATGAATTATGTGCAAGCATATTACACTATGGAAATCAAAGAGGTGGACATTACGTATCTATGGTTAAATTAAAAGACTGGTATCAACAAGATGATGATACTATTACTAAAATGGAACTCCCTTCAACAGATTCTCATCACGTGCTTATGTACATCGCAAAAAATCCTCCATCTTGATATCTTCCTTAATATTAACTAACGTGCGGTAAAACGTTCTGCGACCATTAGGAAAAGTTTTATCATGGCGTCTTAGTATAGGTTTCCACCACATGGGAGAGTCGTTAAACATATATTGACACTCGATTATAGCATCTTCTTCGATCCAAGGTATATCAGCGACCCATTCATCACGAATCTCGGATTCGAAAATAAGTTTTCCCTTTTCTTGTACGTACAATCTCCACAAATCCCCCTTACGTTTAAATTGGAAATCGATGGTATTTTTATCTCGAGGCTTCCATTTAAACATAGTCTCATGCGTTCCAATCTTTACAGGGTCATTCACAGGTGTAAACACGAGTCCATCAATTTTTTGTGTGACCGTGGGTAAATACGTATTCATAAACTCTCCAAAATCAGGGAGTGCGTGAAATTTTTTTATAGCAAATTTTATGGGGTCATTTTTCAAAACAGTTAACATTTTTTTGATATGTTCGATGCGTTCCAATCGCTGCAGAAAATCCATTTTTCCAATATTTTCCCCTTTTGAGACTAAACAATCATACACCATAAACATATTTTCGTACAATTCCCCTTCTAAGATCGTACCGTCATAAATAGGTTTTCTGAAATTTAGAGGGCACCCGAACATTTCCATGGCGCGATTGACCAACACACAAACCTTTCTACCTTCATACATGAAAGCCAGTAACATAAATCTGAGGCCATCTGTTTTCTCACAGACAACGTATTGGTTAGAAGCCAAAGTATTGAAATGTTTAAATTCAATTGACACGGGTTGACTTCCCGGGAAAAAACCCTTCACACCCCAATGCCTTTCCATGAACGAAATCGCGTATGTGTAAAGAGGGTCATTTTTCTTTACATATAGACGTTGCATTATATCTAATGTTTTAGGGTTAATCTTTAATTAGCTTTAACTCCGGCAGAATTTACTATGTTACCGAAACACTCGTGGGTGTAAGTCGATGTAACTTGAGCAGCTGTGAACGCCACAATCTTCACTCCGTATTCCTTAAATCTTGAAAACATCACATCCATCTTAGGTTGAATTTTCGTTGTTCCGGTTCGATTATCTCGAATCTTTTTGATAATTTGTTTACACATTAGACACCATGTACCTGACGACGTATTTATAACCCTGTATACATCATCAGCAATTTTCATATCAACTTCAGTATCGAAGTGAAGACCCATCTGATGAACAGGTTCTTGCGATTTTTCCAATGTCTTCTTCTTGAACATATCCCAATCGATACCTTCCTTTACACCTGGAAAGACGACAACACCGTATGTGTCGTTAGGTTTCAATACCATATCTAATGAATTATCATCCAAGGATTTTCCAAAATCAATAAACAATAATCGATCGGAAGTTTTTAGATTTTTATGTATAACTTCAGCCTTTTCAAATGGGTCATCTTTTACAAATACAATTTGATTTGCGACGTTATTTTGTACGCATCGTATATTCATACGAAGAATAGTGTGTAGAGATTTAACATGACACGCGTTTGATCGAGTAACAACAATGGTCGACAACTTCATAACAGTAGTACTGATCTAAACCTTAAGCCTTTCATTTAAGCAACCTACGAAAGGTAGATTACCCACATGACCTAATGTTGTGTTGACATCGGCAAATATTTTACCACCCATCTGCTGCCAACGCCTGCAAAAGGCGTAATCTTCAGACAAATACCGTTTGCTATCAGGGTCAATCATACAATCAAATATAGCGCAATATTCATCAAAATCACGGTTTTGGTGGTCATTCTTACACTGAAGTGTTGGTTTATAGTGTTCGCACATACGTTCCATAGCATCACGAGTGATAACCATAAAACCGGTAGGACCATCTAATACTTCAACAAATCCATCTACAACACTTCTCTTAGACGCACCTATATTTACAACCAAGCTCGAAGACAATAATCCCATATTCCGTGTATCACCCTCCTCTACACTTTTCTTTACATTATCCCACATGACAACCTTTTTAGGATATACGGCTACAGAAACGTCGTGATCAGATTTAACGAGACGTACAACTGATGCAGCGTCAAACTCCACATCCGCGTCTATAAACATGAAGCGGTCAGCGTCCGTTTTTTGTAAAAATCGTCCGACAGATACGTTACGAGCGCGATGCACTAGACTTTCATTTTCGGTGGTATCCAACATTAATTGAATACCCTCCTTCATCAGTTCCATTTGAAGCCTAACTATACTAGAAACGTATTTTTCGAGACACAATCCTCCGTAACATGGAGTACTCAAGAATAACTTCATATACATGTATTACATTTTATCCTCTAAGTGGCGTTTTACTATAACCAAAATTTTATTAAGAGTCGGTATAGATACCGAACACTTCTCCGAAATCTCCGTTTTGGAAACCTTAGTTTGGAACACCATATATATAATAGCTGTAGCCACACTATTCGGAGACTTACTCATAAGATCAACACATTCCTCCAATTGACCACACATCTTATTACACGCATACCTTTCTTCGCGAGATACGTCAAATGAATTGAGCAATCTCTGCATGACATTAAACGGTTTGGTCACGTAATTTTTATCGGTGGATTCGTTTTGAACAGTTTCTGTAAACAATTGAGTTGTTCGACTTATATCCTTTGATTGTATACCAAACATAACCGCAATATCTTTTGTAGTCCGTGGAACTTGAGCAATTCTACACGCGTATAAAACGCAGTTAGCTTTTATACCCGATCGTACCGCACCGCGTGTAAGTTTGGATCCATTGAATTTTTTGTAGAAAGTTTTCGCATCTTTCAAAATGCTACCCGGTAGATCGCGGCAAGCTTCATCAATATCCTTATACGCATGAAACAATGACCGATCTCTGTGATTCATAGAATTATGAAAATTGATTTTAGCCATACGTTTATTTTCATACGTAGACGCGTTTTTGGTTGAAATCATAGTATTCTTCCCCCAAGACTCCGAAAATAGTTCGTGGTTCGATGTAGGGATCATACATCTAGAGGGATCGTTGACACGCCCATCATCCGAAACACCACTCGTCCATTCGGCACTTTCATCTATATAAATAGAATCCATTAAACCACACTCTGAACATACCATACCCTCTCTCGTAAGTATTTTCATTCCCTTACAACTTCCACAAAATAGATTATTAGTATTACATGACTTTAATGTTGGTTTAGATTTCAGCTGGTCTACGTGAGACCATATAGTAGTCAATGTTTCGGGGTCCATTACCGTGTATTATTAAATTTATTATAATAATTAGCGCACTTAGGTTCTTAAAAATTTATTTCATCCATCTGAAGTCTCGCGCGCTCTTCGATTCGCTCCACCATTTCCTTATAACGCCTAGATCCTGGGCTAGAAGGTTCCCATTCATTCCACGCCCTGTCGATTGTAGCGTGATCGGGGGGTAAATTCATCTCACCATCTATATCCGTATCAGAAACTATAAAAGATTCGAGATCACTGCCATCGTCTTCTGATTCATCATGTATTTCAGAATCATCATCTTCTATATCAACCTCGTCGAGTAATACGTACATGTCATCTTTTATATGACTGAAAACTGAGTCACCGAACTCATGATGTTCGAGTATACTATCTTCACGTAACAAATTCTCTTCTTCATCCAAAATATATACGGTAGCATTTTTATACACGAGTGAAGACTCTGAATAATACTTTACTATCAAATAATCTTCACGATTCTCTTCTACGTTTGCGTACAGTTCATCTTCTACATCGTCAATAACAACTAAAATTTTAATTAAATCTCCAGGCCGAATTTCAGAAAATACAATCATATCTAAAGATTTCTGACAAAAAATATTAACAGCTATTAACACACGATGGGGGTTGAAATTCTTTCGAAAGCGGACTGTAAATACTGCGATTACGCTGAAAACATGTGCAAAAATCTAAATCTTGAATACATGAGGTCATACGTTGATAAAGCCATACTAAAAGAAAGATGCGGCTCTTCTGTATCAACGTATCCACAAGTTTTTGTTAACAGTTCTCACGTAGGAGACTATTTCGCTTTCGAAGAATTCATAGAAGAAGCCGAACCAATACTCTTACCGACCATGAATAGATTCACCGTATTTCCTATAGAACATGAAAACCTATGGTCTTTGTACAAAAAGGCGCAAATGTCTAACTGGACTGCTGAAGAAGTGGATGTATCCGCTGACATGGAAGATTGGAAATCACTGAGCGAAAATGAACGACATTTTATTAAATACATTTTAGCTTTTTTTGCGGGGTCGGATGGTATTGTTTTTGAAAATTTAAATAATAATTTTGCTGATGAAGTTCAAAGTGCTGAAGCTCGCTCCTTTTATGCGTATCAGGCACATAACGAAATGGTACATGGAGAAACGTATAGTAAACTTATTGATAAATACATACGAGATGCTTCTGAAAAGAAAAAGTTATTCGAAGCTATCACGACGATACCCTCTATTAAAAACAAAGCCGACTGGGCTATGAAATGGTTCGATAACTCGAGACCGTTTTCAGAACGTCTTCTGGCGTTCGCGTGTGTTGAAGGTATATTCTTTTCCGGTAGTTTCTGTGCTATATTTTGGTTAAAAAAGCGTGGATTGTTACCCGGTCTATGTTTCAGTAATGAACTTATTAGCAGAGACGAGGGTTTACATCTAGAGTTCGCGATTGAGTTATTTAAAATGCTAAAAAATAAACCTAATCAGGATATCGTTTACGACATAGTACGTGAAGCTGTAGAAATCGAAAAATCTTTCATAATCGAAGCTTTACCATGCAGTTTAATTGGTATGAATTCCGATAAGATGTCAAACTATATTGAATATGTATCTGATCGTATGTTAAAGCAAGCGGGGTTCAATAAAATCTGGAATACTCAAAATCCCTTTGATTTTATGGAAAATATTTCCCTAGATGGTAAGACTAATTTTTTTGAAAAACGTGTAGGTGATTACGGTAAGATCGACGAAACGACCGAACTCGCTTTCGACGAAGATTTTTAAGGAGTAATGATCACCGTGCTACCGTTGGAGCAGTCGCAAGATACAGCTCCTTTACCGGAAGAACCGTTCTTGAGAGCCATGGGTAAATCCATAGACTCATTAATATCCATAGAAGAAAACGAAGCACCACTGTCGCTGAATCCGACGATATCATCGAATTTACCGGGAGTAGGGGTAGGCATATCAGCCATCCTGGGGGCAGGCGCCTTTTTCATCATAGAAGGCTTCCTAGGGGAAGGACCCATCATCATAGTAGAAGGCTTCCTAGGGGAAGGACCCCTCATCATAGGAGGAGGGCCTTCCATCATCTCGGGAGGGGGGCCTCCTCCCTCGCTGAGTTCAAAATCGTTAATGTCAATGTCCTCGACGGGAACCTTGTCGAAGTCAACATCAGCTAACTTCTTCTTAGGCATAGTGGGAGGCTTAGCCGAGGGCGCCATCTCACCTGTCATAACCTCATAACCCTCGACACGGATGTTCATGAGACCCCATGTAAGAAGCATGTATACGGTGGTATGAAGAACGAGCCCCCCGGTAGAAGGACAACCCGTGGGGCTGGATACCCACTTACCTACGATAGATCGCATAACCCTAAATGTACTGGGGTTCGCGATTATAAAAAATAATAAGGCAGCCATGATGGAAATGAGAAACTTCTTCTCCTGTTTCTTACCATCACACCCGCACCCGCAATCTTTGAATAGTCCTCCCATTTTGTGTGTTTAAAATATACGAAGAAAAAAAATGTGAAGAATCAATCTTACAAAAAGGTACTTAAAGTTTCGTCACGTACATGATATATAATAAGTACCATGTCCACCAACATTCAGCGTTACGAACAATTTGATCCCTCCTCCGTTATTCTTTCTAAGATGAAGAAGAACAAGAACGGTGGTAAAACCGTATACATTAACGCGCCAGAAAACAAGAAACTTTACCTTCAACTCCCCTTCATGCGCTCACCATTTGGCCTGAGCGCTTTCACCGACGAGGCCACCAATCGAACTTCGTATTCTCTCGATCTATCCTTTGATAAGGATAACGAAGATGCATGCGCACTTATGGAAAAGCTCACCGAGCTCGACAACAAGATCATCGCGGCAGTTGCTGATAACTCTAAGGAGTGGCTTGGAAAGCCTTATAACATCGAGGTCATCAAGGAGGCTCTGTATAAGCCACTCGTACGCCCCGGTAAGGATGACTACCCATCTACTCTCAAGCTCAAGCTTATGACCAAGCCTTCCGGTGAGTTTTTGGCCGAGGCTTATGACATGTCTCGTCAGCCTCTCGCGATTGATAGTATCGAGAAGGGTCAGCGTTGTATGTGTATCGTCGATTTCAATCAGATCTGGTTCATCGATAACAAGTTTGGTGTGAGTGTCCGTCTCTCACAGACCCTTTGTGAGCAATCCCAGAAGCTCCCCTCTTTCGCTTTCCAAGGTGTTGAGACTATGGCCCCACCCGAGAGTGAGGAGGAAGAGTGTGAGATCGATGAAGAGTAGATAGCATTTAATTTTTTAATATAAATTCAGTTTTGATATGAAGTCACCCTTCCTATGAAAATAATATTAGTTTATAACAGGTCATGAATAGAGAAATTCAAGAAGCTATTAAAAAAACTTCCTGTCAACCAAATAAAATTTTTAAACGCGTGAAAAAAATTGGTCAAGGTCAATATGGATCCGTGTATGAAGCGTGCTTAAATGATGAATGTTCAAAAAAGGTTGCGTATAAAACATCCAACAGCAACTTGAGTGGCGAACGAAATTTAGCTAAATATTTTAGAAAACTTTCGACGAGTGGTATTAAAATATACGGTTATGGGAAATGTTTAAAAAATATCAAACCCGAGTTACCGAAAGGTAAGTATTTAACTACCCGATCCGCACCAACCTCGTCCAAAGGTACAAAATCCAGTTCAAAAGCCAAAACGGGTGTAAAAAAAGGTGCAACTCAGGTTCCAACGAAGGTTATTGATCATTTATATTTAGAATTACTCGAAGGACAATCATTGGATAAATATTTGCCAAAACGTAGATTTGATGTTGGGTATGGTTCTAATCTTAAAAAAATAGTAATTCAAGTTTTGACAATATTACGCGCCGTTCACTCCAAATCTAAGTCATTCAGACACAATGATCTCCATCTGGGTAATATTTATATAACCAAAAAAGGTGAAATAAAAATAATCGATTACGGGTTATCAACGGTAAACGGGATACGTAATCCAGAAATTAATAAAGCCCCGAATGAAACGTTTAGATCCATGTACGGTATATACAGAGGAAACCATTACATGTACGACGCCCACTTTTTCTTAAACGCTTTATATAGTGCATCAGCACTCACTACACCAGGATTTAAAAGGTTTGCCGAAGATGTTCTCGGTCCTCAATATTTAGGAATGGGTGGAGGGCCGGGTTCTATGATACATCTTCATAGATTAAAGGAGGTTCCCGTGTCGTCGAGGGTGCACAACGTAAACTTATCATACGAAAAACTTTTTACACACCCGTATATTTCGGGGAGGTCTAACACTATCAAAATAATGAATTCCGTTAAAAAAAATCTTAAACCTACTTCAATATTCTCACCCAAACCTGCCAGTACCCAAACCATGTCAACAAGCAACGCGGCACAAATTTTAGCGAGGGCGCAACAGCAAAAGTCTGGTAGTAAAAAACCACCCACCGCAAGACGTCCGGCCGCGCGTAGTCAAAGAAGATAACATTTTAAAGGAATAAATATATACATTCGTATATGGACATTAAAAAAGAACTTAACGCTCGTCTTGATTTGGGTCTAGTGAGATATGGTCACGGTGTCCGAGTCGACGACGACACAACAACGTGGGGAACACCAAAGAACTCGTGGATGGAAATGGCAAAAGAAGAACTTCTAGACGCTATTATTTATGTCGTAGCGGATTATATAAGAACGTGTGGAGATCGTGGTGAGAACGATGACAACGAACTCATCATGAAATACGCGATCGATCTCAAACTCATAAAAAGTGAAAAACACCGTTTAATTCTATGGAATCTCAAGTATCTCTTAGGCGGGGATTTGCTCTAGTGTTTGTGTACATGTATTAAATGCGGTGATACACATCATAGCGATTGAAAATTGGTAGATAGCTTGTTCCCACATTCGAAGTACACAAAATGGCACTATCATGAGCCCCGCACACGTACCATGAAACACTATAACTGTTATAGATGCTGAATGTTCAGTATGTAGAGCACCCGTCGTAGATACTATCAACACAAAATTGA